ACTGGAGCATCTAAAGCCTCTTTGGCTACACTTTGTCTGTTGAAGTTTATTTCAAAAAGTTTTGGATCTGCTTCTTTTAAACTTTTTCTATTTATTTTTTTAAGTATGCGTTTTAATTTTTTAATCTTTCTCTTTTTACCTCTGCGATTTGCTATCTTGCTGAGTTTCCCTTCATCGACTTCTTTGGCTTCTGGATTTTGCACAAACACTTCATCGTCGCCTGTTTTAACTTCATACTTATTGTTCTTGTTTAAGATTGCTACTGCATCTGCTCCAGCACCTGCAGAATTATCACCTAATGGTGAATCAACTTTACCTGCATAGTTACCATATTGGTCGTATATATCTGCACCTTTTTCTACTTTTCCTGCTTTTGTTTTTACTACTGGCTCGGCTATATTTCTTTCGCCATTTATTGTTGGACTTAATGTTATTTTTGCTTTGCTGGTCTTGGGTGATGCTATACTTTTTAACCTTTGAGTAGTTTTACTGTCAGCACCTTTAATGGCTTGTCCAGCCATGCTAGTTGCAGAACCAACACTACCGCCTACTTTTTTACTTAAAGATTTACCGGCTTGTCCAGCCATTTTTTTAGCAACTGAACCTATACCAGTATTACCAGTGGTTTGTTGTCCTACTGGTGTAGCATATTCTTTTAATAAATGTTCTAATGTTTTTACTTCAGTAAATTTCATTTATCTTCTCTTGTTTAATGCTCTTACTCTTCTACTTGCAGGATTCATTCTTTTTGTTCTTTGTGATTTTCTTGAGATCCTTGCACCCATTTTTGCTTTAGTCTTTTTGATTGTCATGCGTTTTTTCATATTGATTGGCGCACTACATTGTTGTGATTTAGAAACAACACGACCTTTCCTGTGACCAGATGTGCACCTGACAGCACGAACTACTTTGTTCCCCATCTTGCGCCAGACCATTCTGTTTTCAACAACTAAGTCTTGTGTTATATCTTCTAATATCATATTAAATTAATTACTATACCTATTATTATACTAATCAGAGATGTAAATGTCAACCCAACAATAGCAATTATCCAACTTTCTAATTTGTCTAATCTGCTTTTTGTTGTTTCTTTGAACTCTCGTAATTCTGCAGTAATGCTTTCTATCCTCAACATATCTGCAATAATATGTGCTTCTATATTGCCCTTTTCTACGTAAGGTTTTAATTCTTGTTCTGGCTCTGATTTTCTTGGCATTGTTTATCTCTATAATAAATCTTGTTTAGTGAATTCCATATTTACAGAACTCTTTGTATCAATTGTTCCCGCATTCAATACTATTCCATTTAATTCATCTGTTAAAGTTGTTATAGTATGCACTCCTTCTCTTTCAAAAGCAAATTTATAAATCCAACCTGCTCCTGTAAGTGTTGGTGCACCATAATTTTCTAAAACAAATGCCCCAGAACCGCTAAGTTCTACGGGTTCGTTCATCACCACAGGCATTGCTCTTAAGCCTATACACTGAACAACACTTTCAAAATCCTTTTGACTGTTGTCACTGTAATCGCCTGTTTGTGTAATGTCTAACTTTGTAAACAATGTGTAGAACTCGATATTGCCTGAAACAACCTCGGAACTTCCCATTGCGCCACTTCTTGTTAAACTCATGTGTGTCTCCTGTATATTACACTATTTATCAGAAGTTGCCGACCATGGGGTCAAAAAAAAGCACTCCGGAGAGTGCTAATTTTAAATTTTTCAATTTTATTATACTACTGAATAACTTCCTGCTGTAATTGTTGCATTAGCAAAAGAAGTATTTGATCTTAATGCTGATTGTAAAGCGGAATTTGAAATTCCATCAACCTCTACTGCAAAGTATAATATTCTTGTATTCGAAGCATGTGTATTTAATATTACTGGATTTGCTACTAGTCCCATTGCTGAAAGAGCCGCTTCTCCACCTTTAGGATTGCCTGATGCTGTAAAACCAAATTGATGGACATTAATTGCATCAACGGCATCTAAAATAAAATGCTTCAGTTCACCTGTTAGAAACTGGTCAACTGATGTTGCTCCATTTACTCTAATTTGTGCCATTTTATTCTCCCGAATATATTGTTGCTAATATTTATCATAAAAAAAGGCAGTATAAACTGCCTTTTTAAATAAGTTATAAACTTAGAATGAGACGTCTGCAATAACGTGTGCCGCTATGTCACCGTTTGCTAAATTGTCTGCACCTTCTAGTATAAAGTTCACAGTTGCTTGTGTTCCTGCTGTAAAACTACCTACTTTTAATACTGTAAGGTTTAAGTTTTGAACTGAACTAACTAGTGATGTTAATTGTGATGCACTGATGTTACCTGATTGTTGTTGAAAACTTTTTAGGAATACATCTTTACCAATGAACTCACCTGAGTCTGCCGCTCTTCTATCTACTTGTGCCATTTTTAATCTCCTAATAATTAGTCAATTTTTTCATAAATGTCTGACTAATTTTATTGTTACTAATATTTATCAAAATGCTCAAAAAAAATGGCAGTTAAAACCGCCATTTTTTCTATGTTAATTAAAAATTAACTTATAGCCATTCCTGTTCCTGCTGTAACAGTTGCGCCTGCAAAGTTGTAACTGTTTACGTTATCAGTTCCAATTCCTCTGAGTTGCTTCTGTAAAGATGCCGCATCAAATTGACTTGCATCAACAACTGCATGAATTTCTCCACCACTTGCTGATGGTATAACATACATAAGTGGTTGAATAAAGCCTAATGCTCTTTCAACTGCTTCTCTTGTTGCATCGTCTTCTGTTTGAAGGTTTGCACCAGTGTCAACTAGGATTGCTTTTAAGTTATGATTAGAAACTAGTGTTCCAGTTACAAACTGTGCAACACCGGCTCCGTTTCCTTTTGATTGTGCCATTTTTATCTCCTATTAGAGTTTCAATAAACTCTTATGTTACTTTTATTTATCTAATTTTGAATTTTTTTGTGTGAAAAAATTGATTAATTATCACGTATAGAGTATTTTGGAATTACTTTTCCGCCACTTCCTTTAGGTTTAAATATCTTTGAGCCAATATCAGAGCCTCTGCTTATAGCATCATCAAAATCATCTGCTCCAAGGCTTAATAATAATGACGGATCATCTAGATATTTTTTAACTGATTGCCTGCCTTTGCCTAAGCCTAAACTTCCTGTTGATTGGTTACCATAGAAAGTTCCTTTTGCACCTTTTTTTGCAAACATTTGCCCTGTTTCAGGATCGATTGTGTAATCACTTCCTTGTGCTTTTTGTTTTCTTGAAGCATCATCATCTTTTTTAAATGTTCCTTTGTTTTTAAGTCTTTGTGCTTTATCTTTTGCTAATGCTTTATTGTTTCTTATTTTGTCGTCTAGTTTTTTCTGTGCTTTTGCTCTTGCTTCCATGTCTTGACGTTGTTGCGACGTTCTGCCTTGTTCAGCATCGCTTTGGGTTCTAGCGGCGGAAAAAGCGGCATCATAATCTAGTTTACCAGAATGAATATTTTTATATGTATCAACTGCTAGGTTAATATCTTGTCCAGATCTCACTAAGTCAACCACTTTAGCGGCATCACTTTTTACTTGATCTGATTGTATTTCATTTATTTTCATTGTTTCTTTCTTCCACTTGCCCAATAACCTGCAACTGCACCTAGTCCTGTTCCTACTTTCTTATATTTATCAACATTAGCACCAGTCTTTTGTGCAATTTTTTTGCCTGCATATCTTCCTACGACTGCTCCAGCGGCCGTTCCTGCTACTCTTCTTGTTAAACTTGTTCTAGGTTCTTTGTAATCTGAAGACACTCTTAAACCTCGGTCTTTATTCATGCTTGTCATAGGACTCATAAGTTCACTTCCACGACCTAACCTTCTTATTTCTTGTGTAAGTTTTGATACTACTAGTTGCTTTGAATGATATTTAAGTTTGCCCCAACTTAATACCATTCTCCTATAACCTCTATATCTTCCATCTGTAATTTTTAACTGTCGTTCTAATCTCATAAAGAAACTTAATGCCTCATTTCTTTTATCTCCACGTTTACCTATTCTAGATATAAAGAAATGAAACTGTCTTGTAGGCATTGTGCCAAAATTTAATTTTTCTAAAAACTTTCTACTTGAACGATTGTTTTTAAAACTTATATATCTGTTATCTGGATTTTTTACTGCGTATGCTAACATGTAAAGATCAGTAGCATGTGTTCTCATCAAAGTAAAATGTCCATATTGGGTAGTTTGTTTAGCATATCCTACAGCATAATCTTCAAGACCATCATCTTGTAACATCATATATAATGTCAAAGTATGAAGATAAAGTAGGTCTGCAATGTCTCTGCCAGTAAGATTTTTAAAGCCGTTGGTTGTTCTATATAACCTTGCTTCAGATATTTCTTGATTTACTAATTTTAAATCCATTTTACTTTCGCCTACATAGGCTTTAACTGTTTGAGCACCTTGTTTCTTTAATGCTTGATGTCTATGATTGCCATCAATCATAGTGCCATCTTTATGAACCACAATAGTAGGAGCATTACTTAAATCACTTTTAACCATATTATCTATATTATTTTGATCTCCTTCCCAACCATCTGCTGGTGCTACAGAGTTTATAGGAATGGTTTTTAATTTAAAAACTTTATTTTGTCTTACCCATCCAAGCCAATCTGGATGATGCTTCTCTTTCATAGCCTTTTCTAAGTATGTTATCATTTCATCAGTAGTCATGTCATTCATTTTCCAGGTGCTCCTGTTCCAAAATTAAGTTTACTAAACTCTAATCTATCGACTAACTTAATTGCGTTACCTATTTTGTCTACTGCAACAAATCCTTCCTCTCCAGTTACTTCATAACCGTTTTCTGTTTCTTTGAATGTTGGAATTTGTCTTATCTGTTCTAATTTTTTTATAAGTTTTATTTTTGCTTCTATGATTTTTAAATATAAGTCATATACTGCAACTATTTGTTTTGCATTTTCTCTGATAAATTTGACTCCTTGAACTAATTTATCATTTGCTTCGTCTTGTTTTTTCTGCGTCTTGTAACCATCTATTTTCTTTTGCATAAAGTCTATGTATTTTTGCACGAATCCTTGTGCAAACTTAGTTGGTTCATCAAATGCTCCTGCTCTGATATTATTATTTACATGTGCTTTCAACTGTTGTAAAAAATCTTTACCTATTAAATCATTACCTTGATCCAACCATTTAAATGTGCTTGGTTCTATACTATTGAGATAATTATTTGCTTCTGTGATTGCACTTAAAATATCTACATTTTCTTCTTTGCTTAGTGTAATTATACCACTAAGATCTTTTATTAGTGCATCTCTGTGCCAAACACTTGACGTTTGTCCTAATACACTACTGTCAAAACCAAATTTAGCCTGAGTATCTGCTAGTGTAGGACCTCCTTGATATTCTGTATGCCATACTATGCCTATTTCAGCACTTGAAATGTCTTTTGCCAAGTCTGAATCTACTGGTGCAGTATAAACAAGTGTGTTAGGCTTAAATGCAATAACCTTTTCACCGTCTATTCCAATATTCATTAAATCTTCTTTTGTATATAACATGTCACCTTGTGCAACTGTATTCCAATTTAATTTACTTAAATGCTTTAGTGCTATCTTTAACTTTGATTGCAATCCTTCTGCTGGATGATTTTCTTCTATATCTCTATTTGTAAAATTAATTTTTGGCTTTTGTGCAAATACACCTTTGGTTCCTACAAAAAATTTGCCAGTCTCAGGATCTTTACCTGCTACAATGGCTGGTGCACCGTCCCATTTAGTTGTCATGCTTACTGGAGCCTCACTATTTCCTTCAAGCATCTGATGTAAACTGTATAGATAGTCTACTGCTTCTTTGGCTCCTTGGTGTCCTTGATTAAATATATGATCTTCTAAGTGTTCCAAATGAGTATTCTTACCATCTGCTTCGCAGATAATATTTGTAATAGAATTTTTTACAATCTCATTTAATCTCATTTTATTTCAATTCAAAGTTTGGATTAGTTGCTGTTTGTCCACCTTTGTTATGGGTTCTAGGTTTGTAACCTTTAGGAACTGCATTTCCAATTTGTAGTTTTATTGAACTTAGAGGTGTTGTATATCCTTTATTGTTGAACTTACTAACTAACATTGCTGAAGTGTCACCAGGTTTTACAGGATTTTTAATTTGTGCTTTGATCATTCCGCCTGGCTTTCCAGAGTTTTTACCACCTATATGAAATACAAATGCACCTGGCACTATTTTATTCCTATGTTTGTTTAACAATTCAGGTTGATTTAAATCAACTAACTGATTAACTATCTTATCTAGTTCAGGAAATTTTCCTTTTGCAACTTTAATAGGCTGATTTGTTGAAGGGTCTATAAATTTATGTGATATAAACATATTGCCACCTAAATGAGATTGCCAATTTGGATTATCTGCTTTAAAAAATGTTCCGTCTTTGTTTTGTTTAGTTTGCCCTAAGCCTTTCATTTGTAACCATTTATTATAGTCTGGAAATTCGTTACCCATTTTTTTAGGATCTGCCATTGCCTTGGCCTTTTCCCTTCCATATTGGACTTTAACTTGCATTTCAGCCTTCCATTGGTCATCTGTTGGTTGATATTTGTTTTTGTCTGGATCTTTTGCTGATAGTTTTCTATCTCCTACTCTGCTTAAATCTTTTTTGGGACTGTAGTATGCACCTTTAGGATCTGTTGGCATGTTAGGTCCTTGTTGAGCCTTCCATTTTTGAAATGAAGGCATAGCATTACCATATGGTTGAAGTAATTCTCTGTATTTTTCAGGTTCTGAATCCTTAAATAGATTAAGTTTGTTCACCCATGTTTCATAGTCTTTCTTAGTTAAAGTTGCACGGTCCATTGCCGCTTGGTTATATTTAGGAAACTCTTTTGCTATATATTTGTAAGCAGGAAAAAGTTGTCCAGCACTTAAAATGCTTTTAGCAATGCCTTTTAAAAGGTCTGGATTATTAACTTTTATTTTGCTTTGTTTGATTATATTATCTATATTACCAAAAATTTGTGCAATTTGTTGCGTTCCTTGTGCCATTGCATCTTGATATGCTTGTGATTTTTTAGGATCGTTTGGATTATCATAACCAGGGTCTCCATACTCTGGTTCTTCACCTGGCATTGAAGGCGGTCTTGAAAGAATGCTATTATATTCATCTGCATCTTTTTGTGATAAATCATATGCTCTTTTAAGGTATTCATCTTTATACCTATCAAATTCAACACCGTCATTGTATGCTAATTCTTTTGCTACATGATCTAATCTTTCTGCTTCTGGGCCACCTAAGTCATCTTCGTAAACAATAGATTCTCCCTTGTATGTTGGATCTTGTTGTGCTTTATCTTTCATTGCCTGATATTCTGCAGAACCTTGGATATCTTTTTGTGTTTTATCAAATACATTTTGTAAATCACCTAAAAGTTGATGTAATATTTGTCCTTGGCCTGCTTGTATAATAAGATCTAATTCTGCTTTTATATCTCCGTCTAGTTCTATATTTTTTGTTGCATTTGGATTACCAAATAATCCCATTTTATCCATTGCCGCTAACCCGCCTGATACAAAAAGTTTATCAAATGTGTTCGCTGTAGGGTCTTGACGAGTTGCTACGCCATACTTACCAGTTTGCCCTGCCTTCCACTGAGCAATCTTTCCTTGCTTTCCGAATACTCTACCTTGTTTCTTTTTGAATGCATCATCAGTTCCTGTGCTGTCCAGCCTTGGATTAATCTGTTTCCATAATTCGTCTGCGGTAAGTCCAACAATAGGTTGACCAATTTGTGATTTGTCTATGCTGTTGTTTACTTTGAAACCAAAAGTCTCTAAATCAAATACAGCAGTTCCGTCTTTTGGGTTTTTTCCATTTATATTTAGAACAGCGGTGTATAATGTTCTAGGATATTGCCATTGGCCTTGAACTTTCTTTTCTGTTGGATCTTTTCTTAGTAATTTCTCTCGGTCATCTCTGTTTAGTTTATAGAAACCATGGTCGCGTCTTATTGCAACTGGCTGACCATTTTTAATAAAAAAATATTTGTATTGATTTTTTTGACCTTTTCTTGCCTTTCCGGCATCCGGAGTGATTTTTTCAATTCGAATAGGGTAACCACCTTGTGCTTTTGTCTCACTTATTAAGTGGCTAATCTTCACTTGATTGCTCCTTCAAGTTTTCTTTGATAATTTTTTTAATACCTCTAGAAAATTTTGAAGGATCGCGATGTTTGATACTATTTACAAGCCTATTAGTTAAATTTTTTGCTTCTTCTGGTGAGTAGTTTCTATCAACTTGTTCTAGCAGATTGATTGCACTTGCTATAACATGCTCAGCACGATTTTCCACAACGTAATCCTTGCTCTTATCGACGGAAATTTTATTTAATTCTTCTAATATGCTTCTATGTTTAGCCACAATCTCTCCAGCGGTATTATGCTTTACTACTATTTATCATTAGAAGTCATTCTTTTTTAAGAACTCATGCATGTTCAATGCTTGATCTATTGTTCCTTTAGATTCTTCATCATCTGCTTTAATAGAATTATTACGTTTTAGTTGATCAACAAGTCCTGTTGTGGACATAGTCATTGCATCTTCATCGCCTTCTTCTAAATCTTCTATTCTTAATGTGTCAGGGTCGAACTTTAAGTCTACTTTACTACCAACACCACTACTAGAACGTGTTTTCATAAACTGTATTTGATATCTGCCACGTTCTCTCATAGCATTACTTGTAAATATACCTACAACATTATCTGCTGTTTGTATCTTACTAATACCACCTGCAATATGGTGGTGGTCAAATTCTATTTCTTCTACTGCACCTCTGTTCAACTGCGATGCTGTAACCATTAGTAAGTCTCGTTCCATTGCTAAGTTACGCAACTCCTCTGATACATACTTGTCTTTTATAAACAGATCACTACCACTAACTTTTGCACTGATAGGCATCATTAAATCCAAATAATCAACCAGCAAACAATCTATTTTTTCGCCACTTTCAATCTCATATTCTCTCAAAAAGACTCTTAAATCGTTAGCATTAACACCATTTGGCATTTGCTTTACCCTTAATCTACCAGCACCTTTGGCCTTCATACGCACCTTTAAGTCAACATCATCCATATTACGCATTATTTCTTTAGTGCTGTATCCACTAACCATTGCATCGAGACGCATACTTATTAACTGTTCACTAAGTTCTAAACTAACATAAGCAACATTAAGTCCTGCAAGTGCCCAATTAACCGCAAAGTTTTGTAAGAATAAACTTTTACCTGCACCAGAACCACCAGCAAAAATTGTAATTTCTCCTCTGTTTAGTCCGCCATACAGTTTGTGATCTATGCCTTTCCAGCCTGTGCTAACAGCACCTGCTTGATTTTTAATCCATTCTAATCTCTCTTTTGGATTTTCAAAATACTCTAAACCTAAGTCTTTTACAAGTCCTACTTGACTTGCATCTTTAATTTTATTTTCAACTGTTCCATAGTCTTGATTTTCTAACAAGTCTGTGCTTTCGATAATTGCTTTTTCTAATGCTTTATGTCTGCAAAAAGTTTCAAACTCTGATAAAAACCAATCGTGATGATCAACAGTTACATTAGGTATTGGTTCTAATTGTATGCCTGCTACCGCACTTACTTGTTCTGGAGTTGGAATTGAATTATGCTTTTCGCTATGGCTCTTAAAAAGTTCAACTGCTGATCTATATTTCAAATTAAAATACTCAGGCTCTACAATGTTTTGACACCTTGCAAACAAGTCAGCCTCACTTAATAAGAATCTTAAAAACAGTTCTTGTGTTTCTTCGTTGTAATTTTTTATATCGCTCATAATTTTTCTAACTCACTTATTATATATCTATAAATTTTTTCATGTCCTGCTTCGTTTGGATGGAAATCTGTTTCACTTTCAACAAGAGGACCCTGTTTTCCTACAATATGACTCATAGGTTTTGTAAAGTATGGTGTAATGTGTTCAACATTTGGTATGCATTTCTCACTCATTGCTGTAAAAAGCAACTTAATACCTTTTGCTTCACATAAAAGTTTTAAATTATTACACAATCCTATTATGTGTAATTCTTTGTCTTTTGTATTTGTAAGCATTGTGTCATTAAAAAGTTTTAATTTGTGATAATACTTGTCTTCAATGGTCTCTCCTTTTTGGTTAAAGTATCTATAATCTTCTCCTCTTTTACTGAACCCTTCTCTTTTTAAAACTTCCAATTGATGATCTCTGTGAATAAATCTTGTTGGCATATATGCTATATACATAGGCTCATGCCATCTTACAAATTCCTTGCTCCTTAAAAATACTTCACCTCTGTCCATAGATGAAAGTTGACAAATCATAATATCTATAGGCATTTCATTAAAAATTCTTTGCATACACATTCGCAATGATCTAAAAGAACTCCCACCATTCAATGATTCATTTACAACATTGTCTTCTTCAAAATATGCAGGCCATGGTTTGCCGTCTCGGTCTCTAAGTTCTTTATGGCCTTCTGAGAAA